GGGCTTTGAAGCTGAGACGTTGAAGCAACTTGATGGGACCACTCGATTAGTGCGTCTCCACCCGGTTAAGCGCAATGTGCCAGTGGGCGAGGCCTTGACTTGGGATCAGGTGGAGTCGGACCCTCATCGGTCTGGCCCCGTTCAATTCAGTTCGGGCGTTCGTAACGCCGTTCCTGATAATGCCAGATTCACCCAGGTCACTTTTGACGTTCAGCGTGTTCACAAGATCGGTCCTTTCCTTTACACCGATTTTCTCTTCAAGGGGGAAAGCCATACTGTCACCATTCCGGTGAACGGTGTGTGCCTGGTGGCTAGTGCTGTGGTGTATAGAGACCGGAATCCCGTCTTGCTTCAAGAGGTTACACATAACCTTAAGAACCGATGGGCCCGTGGTCGCATTCCTCCTGGCTTGATGGCCAGGACGTTGGCAGCGACTGTTGCGTTAGGATTCTGCATTAACGTGCACTACGAAACGGACCTCTTACAAACCACGACTACTAGATTCGGCTGGGTGTTTGAAGCTCACAGGACTCTCCTTGCGTTTGGGAAGATTGCTGTTGTTTGGTGGGGTTATATCGCTGCGTGTGCCATCCTTTTGGTTTTGGCGTACGCCGGTTTCGAGGTTGCTTATGTTGAGACGGGTCATTCCGACGTCGTCCTTCAGACACTCCTCGGCCTCGCCGTTCCGGCTCTCATCCTCTGCACCTGTTGCTGCGTTAGATGCACTTTGCGAGTGCACCAGTCTTGGCGGGATTATACCGAAGCCGGCTGGGTCGCCAATATCGCCGACGACGACAATCCTAGGTCGCCGTTGCTGGGTAATGGCTTCACGCTAACCAGGAACCTGCCCATTCCAGGCAGTAGGTATACGAAACCCGACGCGCCGGTACTTCAAGGGAATATGTCTCAAGGCCCAACTCGTGAGCGCGAGTTTGAGCCCAGGCGATCCTTGGTATCTGGCGTCGTATTAGATGGTGTCATGCCAACCGTCCTAGCCACGACTCAAGCTATGGAAAGGTGTGCTGTCACCAACAGGATTCTTGCGCCTCGCCGCAATCCTGAAGGCGCGGAGTTGTCTGAGTATTACACCAACTTCTCCGGACCCATATTTAAGGCAGTCAAAGGAAGTGTTGATACGGGGTACACCTTCTTCCAGCAATGGTTGAATGGCCTCCGCAAGACATATCCCCAAGCTTACTTGGACAAGATGGAAGAGGAATGGAAAGGGTATCAAGGTGTTGAAGCCCCTCCCGTGCCGACCAGCTCTTTTGGTAAAATCGAGAAGGCCGCTGCAACGGTTGGGACAGATCACGCAAAACCCACCAAATCCCGTCTAATCCAACCGCCAGAAGATGTGGATAAGGCCATGACGGGCCCTATAGTCGTTCAACTGTATGAACGGATCAGGAAAGCATGGAATGGGCTGACGAGCCCGATTATGTATTGTTCAGGTTACACTAACAGACAGATCGGGCATGCAGTGGACACATTTATAGCACTACACGGAGAGGTGGTGGCTTGGAGTGTGGACATGGCCTGTTATGATGCGACTCTTGGTTGGGACTTACAGAAGGGAGCATTCGAATGGTACGTAACGTTGGGTATGCCTCGATGGTTGATCTCATGGCTGATGCGGACGCGGACACGTGGGTCTACGCCGAACGCTGTGAAGTATATGCCCATCCGTAGCTACTTCTTCAAATCGGAACGCGACGCTAAGGAGTTTCAAGCAATCTATAAACGACACAAGTTTTGGACTGCGATTCGCCAGGGCGCGCAGGACGAGGAGGAGGGGTGGTTTGTAGATGTTGAGGATTTTCAGATGACGTCGGGTCGCATGGACACAAACCTAACTGATACGGTTTGCCTTGTTGCCTCGTTCACTGGACGCCTGACTGTCCCGTACCTGCTTCTCGTGTGTGGTGACGATGCGTTCTTACTTTTGCGCAAAGTCGACGCTGGCGTGGTTGGTGGAATCAAAAGCTTCCAAGAGAAGTTAGGACTAAATCCCGAAGGGGCCGTGTCCGACTCCCGTGCTAAATGGGAGTTCTGTTCCAAACTATTCTGGCATGCCACAGACGACGACGGCCGTACCATTACGGTTATGGGCTCAAAGCCTTTTCGCGGTATCGCGCGCATGGGGATCAACACTACGTTGCCCGGCGCTGCCAATGCCGCTCAGTCAGCCTTGGCTGTGCGCATAGATAGTGGCCACGTCCCTTTCCTCGGGACGTTTGCAGATGTCACTTACCGATTGTGTGCAGCAAAGAAGGTGCGCCCAGTGGGCAAGGTGGAGTGGTCTGCCATTCGTGGCGACAGGCGATACTCCCCCAGCCCCCTCAACTATGCAATCACCCAAGAGCGTTACGGGCTTGGGAAGGAGAATGAAGCAGAGTTTGAGCAGTTACTCGCAACCCTACACACCGTTCCGATCGTAGTGAGCTGGCTCCCAGCTCTGAACGCTGTGCGAGTAGATGAGGAGTGAGAACGCCGGCCGTCCTTCCAATGGGGCGGGGTGTATATAGCTCCCTGAGTCTAGTACTATTCGTAGAACTACTGCTCTGGGGGATTTTGGCGAAAGAGAAGATATTAGAATGGCTAATAAGAAGAAAGCTGGGAAGGGCAACGGCCGGAAGAAAGCTGGGAAGCGAGGTGGTGGGGTAAAGCCCGCCACCAACACGACCCAAGCCACATTCCCTAGGTCGAAGCTC